GTTTTTTACAAAACACCTGAGGGATTTGTGATGTCCACGTCTGACCCTTTCATGACTGCTTATAACGGCCATCCTTGGCCGTCGTGGTTGCAGAAAAGATGTCATGAAGGTCTTGATATTTCTCCAGTTCAGGTTTTCGGACCGTATCATATATTTCGACTGGCACTTACTCGGGAGGGAGCTATACAGTTGGGCCCTCAACATGTACCCTCCGGAGAAGTCAGTTTTGTTTCGTCGAAACGTTTGATACTACCTAATAAGTGGTGGTATCCTTTTCATAGAATCATCGATGTGTCGTTGATGGTCCATGAACCAACGCTTATTAAGTTGAAGTTTAAATACTCAGGTAAGTTAGCAAACGGCTTAGTGTTAGATCAGGTTAAACCTTTGGTCTTGAGTTCTTTAAGTGGTGTCCCGTGGGTCAGTGAGCTCGAAAAACGGTTTCCATCTGTTTATGAGCGCATTGTGGTGGATACAACTGAGGCGGCGATGTACGCTGGCCGTGAATTTGATATTGACAGGTTTTATGGGGCTCGGGCAGCCTTGCCCAACGAGAGTCGTCTCGTTGAGTTAAGGAACCAGAGTTTCCACATCACTCCCAGTTATTTTCCGTTTTTACGGGTGTTCAAAATAACTTTAGCCATGTTGGTGGGTATGGTGACTATTGACGTCTTTGCTCGTTTGGTATTTCCGAAGATTACTAGTGCAGCCATTGGGACCTCCTCATGGTTTTGGGTAATCTTAGGCGGCTTACCGACTTTCCTACTTAGTGCTTTTGGTCGGGCATTAGGAGTTGACGCTTCAGACCTGGGAATCGGTAATTCTACTCGCCATGGGGCGTGGTTGGTACCGCGTAGACCTATATTGTCGGCTGTGTTGGAAACAATTATAGCTGTTTTGAGTCCTGTTTGTGCGGCTTGTGGCGCTGTTTACGAATTGGTCAACTATCGTGGAGACGTGACCTTGATCTTTGAAAAAATAGTTTTGCATGCCTTTTTAGTTTGGATTTTACAATTTGGGCCTGTCGGTTGGGCTGTTAGTCTGTTTGTTCATGTGTTGTGGAACTGGGTCCACTCTATGAAACAAAACCATAACCGCTTCGAGGAGTTTCGTGCAAGATACTCGCTTGGTTTGTGGGATACATGTTATGAGACGTTTGTGGCGCCTATACCCGAATGGGCAACGCTCCCGTCTTATACGAGTACTACGTTAGTAGGGCCTCTCAAATACCGTCCTGGTAGCCATCTGCAAGTGTATGTGGATGGTCGAGAGTGTTCAGTAGAAGAGGCGTTACTTCTGCTATCCGAAACCGAAGGAAAGAACGTGGTTTATCCGATTCTCGTAACAAATCGTCTTTTGTTTGAACCGGCACATAATGAGAAAAATTTATTGGTCGCTGTTTTGTATCGGACTATGTCCGATCCTTTCGAAGGTAACCCGTTTTCTGCAGAAGAAAGACATGCACGGTGGGAAAAATTAGGACGCATCTTTTGCGCCTCATTTTTTCCTTATGGGCATGATAATCAAGTAACTGTTGAAGATAATATTCGTTTGATGGGTAAGAAAGGAAGACGCCTTGAGGCCGCTTATGCTCAATGGATGGACGGTAACCTCTTATCTGATGATAAAACTATTCAGTTGAAGTGGGACGAAACTATTTCTGCGAATAAAGATTTTCCTGATTGTTTCACCATGAAACCTCGTGCTATTCAGAATTTACCCGCTCATGTTCACGCCTTGATGGGTGGACCCGCTAGGGAATACGCTGATATTTTGCACGCTGTGTTTGATGGTCAAGTTTACATGGTAGGAGATATCCCAGTTCGCTTATATTTTGCCTCCGGATATGATCAAGTTAAATTATCAGAAATAGGGCAAGCTATCGATGATGGACACGCTGTTGTGGCTGTGTCCGGAGACGATTCTATTGTAGCGTTCGGTGGGGCGTCCGTGCAATTTGCGGGCGAAGCCGACCAATCGAAGTTGATCATACCCAGGATGATGGGCCTTTACTATTTTTCCAAGGAGCTATATTGCAGCAACTGGGATTTAGTGAAGAATTCATCCAGCTCGCCTATAAATGTTGTGCTTCCGGCTTTCGTGGAAATCGAGGGCGGTTGTTTTTTAGGGGGGTCGCCGGAGTCCAGATGCCGACGGGCATCACAACAACAACGACTTTTAATTCTATGTCTACCTTAGCTATGTATGTTTGGTGTTTTCTTAAGAAAGGACCAAAATACGATGTCGTTGAGGCCGGTAGGGAGCTTGGTTTTTCCGTGAAATTTTTTCCAGCAGATGATGTGTGTCAACTAACCTTTTTGAAAGGTTGGTTTATGCGTAATCCTGCCGGTCGTGTTGAATGGATTCCTCTCCCGTCTGCTTGCCTCAAGATAGGTAAATTATTGAATGATCCTTGTAAGATTGTTAAAACCGTGACTATCGATGGTATTCGTCGTAAGGCTACTCGTGGAGAGGCCATACGCGTTTGTGCCTTCGCTTTGTCTCAATCTTATGGATGTATTCCAGATGATTATCCTATTTTTGGAGCTTTTCTACGTGTTATGCGTAAACTCGGGTTATCTGAGGAAGAGCTGCCGAAACATCTACAGGAGAGCTGGAAACCTAGATTGTCGTCTGTTTCAGTTTCTAGGGAGGTTGTTTTGGACAATGTTTTAAGACGGTACGGTATCACGGTGCAAGAGGTGGTATCTGTTGAAGCTCTACTGGAATCGATTAATTTTTTACCTGCGTTAATCGAACATCCAGTTTTTGAACTCTTGTGTAAGCGCGATTATGAGTAATGTCTAATCGCGTCTTACGGGCAGCAGTCTTTGACACGGGTTTTGTGCACCCGCCCATAGCGAACACGTTACCGACCGAGTCTAGGGAAATCAGAGTGACGCCTGATACGTGGTCCGAGTTTCGGGGTCATATATAGTAAAATGACAAATTCTAAGAATAAAAATAAGAATAAACAATTGAACAACAAACTTAAGAAGGAGGCCATTTCCATGATGAGTGGTCACGGCGGTTATTATTCCGATAAAATTGTTCCTTTTATGCGTTCTATCGTTCCAGACGGTACCTTTTCCAAGGTCGGCTCCACACTAGGTGGGGTGGCCGGTACCGCTCTCGGTTCGTATATTGCGCAGCCGGTAGCTGGTTCCAAGTTGGGATCAGCTGCTGGTTCGTCTTTGGGCGGTAAATTAGCACAGTTTTTAGGTTTCGGTAAATACACGGTGCGCAAGAACAGTTTGCTGAAAGAGGGTGGATCACTGGCTGAAGGTGTTCCTCTTCCTAGTTTCGGTTTAGCTGGTCATGAGACCCGCGTACGTCATCGAGAGTACATAAAGGATATAGCTGTCCCAGGTACCCCGTCGGCCTTCTCTTTGCAAAGCTTCGTTATAAATCCTGGTGTATCCGCTACTTTCCCGTGGTTAGCTAGTATTGCTCAAAATTATCAGCAATATAAGATCAATGGTCTTGTATTTGAATTCGTGACGCTGTCTTCCGATATTACATCTGGAGGTGCGTTGGGTTCTATGATTCTGGCGACGCAATATGATTCTAATGCAAATGTGTATCCTGACAAGATACATATGGAAAATTCCGAATACGCAGTGTCGTGTAAGCCCTCCGTTTCACAATTGCATGCTGTGGAATGTGATCCTCAACTGACTTCAGTTCCCATTAAGTATGTGCGTGGTATCAACGACACTTCTAGTGTCTTCGATTCTCGTATGTACGATCTGGGCCTATTTCAGGTGGCGACGCAGGGTTTGCCGGGTTCGAGTAACACCGTGTTAGGTGAGTTATGGGTTTCGTACGATGTTTCGTTGTACAAACCGGAAATTGGTGAGCAGTCTTTCGGTGGTGCCAACATTCAGTCTGGTGGCACTGTTTCTAAGACTGCGATATTTGGATCTGGTCCTAACTATGTGAACGTTGCCCCTGCGGGCGCTATTAGCATTGTGGATCCGAATACTCTTTCTTTTAATACGACTGGGGAATTCTTTGTTACATTGCTCATGGCGGGTACTGGTTTGACCACACCCGGCACAACAGCTAGTACTTTGAATACCGTTGGTTATATTTCTAACTCATATTTAACAGGTGCTACGAATATGATTGAAGTTTGGAGCGTTAAGTGTACTGCGGCCGGTCAGATCATGCGGTTTGATGCTACCGGTTCCACTAGCGTTAGTTCTAGTAATATTATTGTTTCCTCCTACTCTTTGTGATTGGAATTACCTGAGCAGTCTTTTTAAAACTTTCTAGTATAGACTGTAATTAAACAAACTAGTATGTGCCTAACCTCTAAA